ACTACACGATTTCGGAAGTCGAAAAAACCAAGAACGTTGCGAACGCTCAACGCACGAAGGGATTTGATTCACTGGTTGAAGCAACGAATGCTGAGAAATTCCTGTATCCGATCAGTGCTGAAATAGAGGAATTCAAACAGCACATGAAAGGAATGGTTCGCGTCGAAACCATTAACGAAGATGGAGAACTGGAAGCGACGTGGGTTAAGAAAGGACCAGATCATTATTTGCACGCACTGTTCTATTTCAAACTCGCGTGCGATATTGAAGGAGCCGGAGATAATTCAGGCGTAGTTGCCGCTCCCTATGGCGTTAGTGGAATTATGGTCGGCAACCCTGCGAAGCGTGGAAACGTTTCTATACCGGAAGGAAGTACACGAGCACTTGCCGCTATGCTCGGCGTGAGATAGGGCCTATACTTCGCGCCAGTTTTACGGAGGAAATGAATGAGCTGGACGGTTGCTGTCAGAGAGATTTTGAATCCGGATGGAACCGGGACCGGCCGCTTTCGAAAAACAGTAAATAACGAGGCAACGGGGAATGGCCCTTGGGGTGATTTATCTCATGACCATGCAAACGTTAGCGAAGCGGACGTATGTGTACGATGCCAGTTATTTTGTGAATCAATAATGGACGGAAAAGAGTAATGCTAGTTCTACTGCTACTTGTTTTGGCGGTTTTTATTCAGACCGCAAGTGCAGCGGAAGGGGTTCCGCCCATTCCGGACGGTGGATTTCTTAAATGGGCACTTGACATTTTATTTATGGCTTGTCTTTCCTTGATCGGTTTGATCTACCGATCACATATGAAAGATTACGAAAAACACAAAGCCAGTGTAGATGAGAGATTCGCTGGTGTTAACGAGAAAATTGACGAAGCCATGCGTAAGGAGGAATTCCAGCGTATGCAAAGTTCGATTCACGAGTCAATTGATCGGTTAAGAAGTGACGTGCTTCGCTACCGAACAGAGGACAGCTCGGCATTAGCTAAAACGGTCAATGAAATTTGGGAGGACGTAAAAGAATCTCGCGATGAAGCGCGGAGACTGAGCACGGAAATTTGGCGACAGATCGAAGATACGCGCGAGAAAATGAATAATCAGCAAGTTGCACTGGCTCGTTCGTATCATACGAAAGAGGAGATTTCTCGAATGCTCGATGACAAGCTTGATCCAATGTTGTCGATGTTGCGGAATATCCAGAATCCCGCGTATAGCGGACCCCGGCGTCGGGAAACTGATCCACTGTAAGGAGCGAAAATATGTGGAAGTTCTTCACTGAAAATAAAGCGATTATCTTTATCTTCATTCTGATGAATGTCTGTGCGGTGATCGCTGTGTATCTTTCATTCGTGCCGATTGACGCAGAGAATGTTTCGTCGGCTACAGGGTTGAGCACAACGCTGAAATACATGCACTGTATTGTCGGCGTCTGCTTGTGGTTTGTGTTTTTGCGATTCTCCGATTACATCGCGGGAGTCAAATTCACGGAGTCGTATGCGTCAATTGAAACTAACGCGATCGCTCTCGCGTTGTACTTTGGTTTGCGTTCTCTTGGTGCTGGCGTTCTACTCGGAATGGTGCTCAGCTAAAAAACTCTTCGAAGATAAATACGATTCGCAGATTCGTTCCGCTGCGCAATTATATTTGCCTTCTTGGGATTGGCGCTGGTGGAAAGCACAGCTTTATCAGGAAAGCCTCTTGCGTTCCGACGCGGTTTCATATGTCGGGGCGTCAGGGATTTGTCAGGCAATGCCTGCGACGTTCGATCAGTGGAACGCGCATTTCGGTTGGGGTAAGACGGCCTCGCCACTGAACGCGTCCTACTGCATTATTGGCGGTGCGTGGTACATGGCAAACCTGCGAGCCGTATGGACAGCGAAACGTACCGAGGACGATCGACGGCGACTTGCACAAGCAAGCTACAACGCAGGATCGGGAAATATCGTACGCGCTCAATCGAAATGCGGCGGCGCAGTCACGTGGAAAGAAATCTCTCCTTGCTTGGTTCTCGTTACGGGTAAGCATTCGAAAGAAACGCTTATTTACGTAGCGAGAATTGAGGTTTGGTTCATGGACATGCAATGACCGAAAAATACTGTCTAAAGATCGGCGAGAAATTAAAACTGTTCGGAGTTCTCAAAGCGAACGGCACTGTCATTTCCAATCTGGACGTGACTATTTTCTCGCAAGCGCGCACGCGAAATACTAACGAAGCGTACTCGTTCACTTATCAATCGTTGGAAGTGGACGAAGAGACGCTTGGAAAATACCAACTTGAGCTGGATACGACAGGCATGGCTTCGGGTCAGTACAACGCTGACGTGAAATATGTGCTATCGGACGGCTCTGTGCATTTCGATGACACGTTCGAAATCGAACTCAAAACTCCGGAGACGAGAACATGACTATAATTAAGTCTGTGTTTTCTCTTTTCATCCTTCGGAGCGATCTTCAAAAAGCCGTCGTAATTAAATCCACCTTCGTCCGAGGATAAAATGTCACGCTATTTTGGTCCTAATCCAACTCAGTTTACTTGGGCGTTGGGAACAACGATCGAGGAAACGTTTCAAATCCCCGAAGATTATGGCGACATTACGGGAGCGGTTCCGCGTTGTCATATTCGCGGTACGGCTGCAACGTCGCCGCTGCTTATTGCACTTGGTCCAGCGGAACCGCCTGAATCGGGATTCGTTCTCGATGAAGGAGCGCGCACGTTGAAGCTGACGATCAGCGCGAAGGATTCGTATGACTTGACTGGCGGAATGAATATTCCGATTCAGATTGCAGGCGATATCGAATTCCGCTTCGGTGATGGTGATACTGCGATTGTTTGGCCGTTCGGAGAATTCAAAGCAACGTTGCAGGATCGTTGGACTTACTTCTTCGATACCGATGCGCCCGGCGGTGGCTAATGAGCGAAGTCAACATCATCGTTTCGCCTCCTGTCGTTGCGAACGTTGTCGTCGCAGAGACACCGGCGAACATTAATGCGGAGGCGGCAGCGCCGGTTAATGTCGTTGCTGCGGGAACTCCACCTGTCGGACTTCCGCGCGGAGGTACGACAGGACAAATTGCGCAGAAACAATCGAACGCCGATTGGGACATTATATGGGTTGACGCCGAAGTCGGAGGCGGAGGAATTAGCGACGCTCCCAATAATGCGAATTCGTATATGCGCAGTGGAGCGGCGTGGGTTATTGCCGCAACGGTCGCGCGTACAGGCGCGTTTGCTGATTTGACTGGCAAGCCGAATACGGCAGCAGGCTATGGAATTCCTGCGGCTACGTCTGCTGCCGATGGTTACGCAACATCGGTGCAGATTGCGAAGTTGGATGGCATTGCCACTGGCGCTACTGCAAACGATACGGACGCCAATCTCAAGAACCGTGCAAATCATACCGGCACTCAGCCGTCATCTACTATTTCTGATTTTGATACCGCTGTAGATGCGCGTATTGAGAACGTCGTTGGTGCTGCGCCTTCTGCGCTGGATACGCTGGCAGAAATTGCCGATGCGTTGAACGACGATCCGGATTTTGCTGCGACGATGACGACGGCTCTTGCAGGAAAAGAGCCGACGATTTCTTCCGGCACTTCATCGCAGTATTTTCGCGGTGATAAAGTAATGGCCGATCTTAACGCCGATGTTGTTCCGGACGGCGTGACGAATAAAGCATTTACGGCCATCGAAAAAACAAAGCTGGCTGGCATTGCTGCGAATGCAACCGCAAACGATACCGATGCCAACCTGAAAAATCGTGCGAATCACACTGGCACTCAAACTGCTTCAACGATTAGCGATTTTTCTAGCGCAACAGATGCGCGTATTGCTGCTACAACTGAGGCATTTCAAATTGCCGCCTCAGATGAAACCACAAATCTTACAACAGGCACAGGCAAAGTTACGTTTCGTATGCCTTATGCTTTCACGCTGACTGGAATTCGTGCGTCGCTTTCTACTGCACAGTCGGCGGGATCAGACTTGATCGTTGATGTAAATAAAAACGGAACTACTCTTATGACAACGAGTAAGTTGCGTTTTGATAATACGGAAAAAACAACAGTCACATCGAGCAATCCTCCTGCTTTAACTACTACAGCGCTTTCGGACGACGATGAAATTTCAATTGATATTGACCAAGTAGGGACGGCAGGAGCGAAGGGCTTGAAAGTTACTTTATTTGGGCATCGCTAATGCTGATTAATCCATTTACTTTTGCCAGCAGCGGCGGAAGCGCAACTGCGCCTACAGTCCGGAGCGCTACCAAAATGTCTAATGGTAACGTTAAAAACTGGACTATTGATGTTCCGGCAGGCGTGCAGGCCGGTGATTTTATGGAACTGTTCGTCTATGTGAGCGCGAACGTCACGCCTACCATCACGCCGCCGTCCGGCTTCTCATTGGTCGAGGGCCTGACCGATTTTGTCGCTAATTCGCGATTCGCGCGCTTCGGTAAGGTCGCTGTCGGAAGCTACAGCGCCGGCGCGAAGTTCAACGGCTCCTTCAACGTCTACAACTACGGATCGGTGGGCGCGTGCGTTGCGATCATCGGATCGAACAACGCCGAGAACGTCGCCGCGCACACGTCGCATGCCACCATGTCGGGTTCTCCAATCACCGCGACGGCGCCGAGCGTGACGCCAAGCGTTGCTGCGTGCCTTGAACTTGTCACCGTCGTCATTCAGGAGAATGGCGACTACAACGAATCCGACCCGTTCACCATGAACGACGGCATCACGAAAATCATCGTCGCCTCGCGCGCAGATCGAGCGATGGTCGTCGGCTCGAAGACACTCGTTGACGCCGTAGCAACCGGCGACCTTACGACCACGATCACGATGGCGTTCGGTTATCGAACGGCCGCGTGGCTCGCGCTCAACGCCTGTATCGGCCCCGCTTAACCCACCCAAAGAAGGAATTTGAAATGGCACTTACAGCAGCACAAACCGAACAGCTAGCACGTCTCGGAAAATTCTCTGACCTGCGTGCGGCTGGAGCATTTGCTAATCAAGCTAATGGCGCGTTCGTTGACCCCGTTCTTAACCAGCCAATGAATGCACTTGGCACCGGACGACGTTATGACTGTGGACCGGGCAAAGAATTTCCGACGCCAGCGTCAATTCCTTGGGCTACTCTTGGAGGCGGCAGCGACACCAATAGAGACGTGGTAAATATCTGGCCGTCAGCAGACGGAACCCCTTGGGCGATTAAATTTGGTCTGCGTGGAGCGGGTATCATTATTAACGGTGTCACTGATGCCGTTGGTAAGCGTCCTGTATTTACTTTTGTCAACTCAAAGACAGCGCCTACTTGCATGCCGGGCGCTCCCAATAACCTATTTACGGATACTCAGTATTCTCTAGAGCCATACGGACTTGTTGTTATTACGCGTGGAGCGAACGATCCGTATGACGGACCAAAACCGCGTTTCATTTCGTTTCGAAATCTTGAATTTACTGGTGCTCAGCCCGGCGCTGCGTTTACAAATTGGAAGGGACAATCAACTTCTGCTATCTCTTCTCCGGCAGGTGTCTGGATACAGGCTGCGGCAGATATCGACTTCATTAACTGCGTTAGTCATGACAGCGCTTTCAATTTCTTTTCGATGGCTAAAGATGGATCGGTTAAATTTGCTATCGAGCGTATTACGTTCGCGGGCTGTCGTAGCTATAATGGCGGTGTCGAGAATAACTACACCTGTCACGGTGTGTATAATCAATCGGCTTATCCTATCGACATTGGATGTTATTGGGGTCCGAATATTTCAACTAGTCAGGGATCGTCGTACAAAGATCGTAGTGCGTCTTTGATTTCTTTCGATAGCAATTTCGTAACTTCGAAAGGTCGGAATTTGGACATGGTTCATTCCGAAGAACAGGATGGAAGCGACGGTATCGCGCACCTGCCTGAATACGGAACGGATTACATTTTCAATGCGACGTTCGATGAGCAAACGGTCTACACCGGCATCCATTACGGTGGCGACAACGGCGGTGAGCAAGGCGGCACCGACGATACGTACGTGTTGCCTCCGGGCAATATTTATCGTTCGCATCTTTACCTGTGGGGATCGCGATTGAAATACGCGGCCAACAGCGGCCAATATCGGACGGTCGTATTCGATCTCTCGCTGGACAGCACCCGCGTAACTGAATTCGGCAACACGTTCGACTTCGCGACGCCCGCAACGATTTATTGCTGGACCGAGAGCGCTGGCATTCTCGATCAATGCAGCGATTTCTCAGCAACGCACATTCAGGACCTTTGGACGACGGATTTCCCGCAGCACGTTCACGTTACGCATGGCGCAATACCGCCAACGATTCCGACTGGCGACTCAATGCTTGATGAGCTGCTAGTGTTCTCCGGTTACGCTTCTGGCGAGCAGCCGCCTGCCAATGTCGCGCCTGTTGCGGATTTCACGTTCACGACGAGCGGGCTTACAGTACTTTTCACTGATGCTTCAACTGACAGCGACGGAACGATTGTGTCGCGTGTTTGGGATTTTGGTGACGGCATTACTTCGACTACAACGAATCCGAGTCACGCTTATACGGCGGGAGGCACCTACAATGTCACGTTGACTGTGACCGATAACGACGGCGGCACGTCTTCTAAAACGAAGTCGGCGACGGTTACTGCTGTAGTTGATCCGCCTCCGCCGCCTAATCTTACTAGGGCAATTTCGTTAGATCGGAAAAATAATACTAGATGGACTGTAACGGGAGGCGGAGTACATAACGAAGAGAAGGATGCTTTTGAAGAGGCAACAAACATGGTTTTGAACATGCCTGTTGGTTCAGAAGTTGAAATTGTACCGCCTACTTTCGTGGCAAAACGTATCAAATAATCGGAGCGGTCCCGGTAGTTAATGAACTGCCGGGACCCGGTAACTGGAAATGACTAAAATATATATCGTTCTAGCTTTACTGCTTTCTGTTTTAGGATTCGTAGCGTCTTCATTTTATTTCGGAATGCAGTATCAGAAGAAAAAAGATGAAGCTTCCAATCTAGTCGATTTCCAAGCAACTGTTTACCGAGCGTTGGATATCACGGATAAGTTTCTCGATATCGGAAAGGAATTCGTATCGAAGATTAACAATGTAAAGGAAGTGACGAAAACGGTTACTCAAACTCAGGTGAAATATGTTGACCGTTATATCCAAGATCATCCCGAAGTTACTGATTGTCTCACTGTGCCCGCTCCTGTTATCAGCGTGCGAAACTGTCAGATTTCGAGAATCCGAAAAGCCGCTGGTTATTCAGTGTCCGAATCTAGTGATGGAACCCTGTGTTCCTCCTGACTATGTAAGCACAGACAATGCCCTCTATCTAATTGCCAAGGATGACAGTATTCTTATGGGGCTTTTCGAACAGTGCGTAGAACGAGACAGGGCTAAGTACGCGTGCCTGAAAACGCTTGAAGAGAAAGGCGTACTCAGGACGGAAGGGAAATAATGGCAAAAGCACCAAATTTGTCAGTAATTATTCCGAAGCGACTTCAAAAGGGTTCTCGGTCTACTGTCAATCCGGCTGATACAACGGAGAAAGGCACTGATGTACGCCAAACTCCGCTATACCCTATTCTCAATAATTCTGTTCGAACTTATCGTTCGGCACAGAATATTACGCAATTACTGCGTCACATGGCGCGGCTTGAGGGTCCGTTCGCTACGGCTGTGCATAACATGGTCGAAGTTGCGAACAATGGACATACGATCGCTGCGTTCGATGCGGTAACGCATCAATTTAGTCCGGAAGGAACCGCTCTCGCACAAACGATTCTTGAATCGTTCGGCACACTTTACGATTACAGCGCCGGTTACACGAATCGTAAATCCATCGAGTCGCTTAAAGCGACGGCACTTCGAGAAGTCATTCTTACGGGAGCGGCTTGCGGAGAAATGGTGCTTAACGATGCTCGGCTCCCGGATTTCTTGCAGCTTGTCGGATTCGAAACTCTGCAATTCAAGGCAGACGGAAAAGGCGGCGGTACGCCGTATCAGCGTCAAGGACAAAAAGACGTTGATTTGAATATTCCGACGTTCTGGATTTCCTATCTCGCGCCCGATCCGAACACCATTTATGCGCGTTCGATGATGGAAGCTGCTATCAAGCAGATTATTTATTTCGAAGAATTCATGGAGGATATTCGTCGCAGTGTGCGCGTTTCGGGTCACAATCGCACGACGCTTACGCTTGATAGCGAAAAGATCAAGAAGCTTGCTTCTCAAGAAGTCCAGCAAGACCCGGAGAAGTTGCAAGCGTTCTTTGGCGAAGTGCGCGCTGCCGTCGAAGATATGGTGTCGAACATTGATCCTGAGCAAGCGTATGTAATGTACGACACCGTGGAAGCGAACGTTCTGCAAGCAGGCATGGGAAGCAAGCAGGATTACAGTCCGTTGCTTGGTGTAATTGCCGGTCAATACGCTACTTCCATGAAAACGCCGCCTAGTGCGCTCGGTCTGCGTCTGGAATCAGGATCGCAAGCACTCGGCAACGTGGAAACCCTCATCTTCCTCAAGAGCGCGAAAGCAATTCAAACGCCTGTCGAGGAATTTTTCTCGCGCGCACTTACGTTGAGTGCTCGTCTTTACGGAGCGAATGTTTACGTTCGCTTCGAATTTGATGCGCTCGATCTTCGTCCGGAAATCGAAACCGAGGCGTATCAAACGATGCGTCAGACTCGAATTCTGGAATTGCTGTCGCTCGGTTTTATTACCGACGATGAAGCAGCCATGCGATTGAAAACAGGACCGCGCCCGCCGAACGCTCCCGAACTCTCTGGAACTTTATTTATGGAAAGCAAAGCAGGATTGCCGGATAATCCGGCCGTCTTTCCGGGAGACACGGCAATGGGCCGTACAATGAAATCGGATCAGCCTGACAAAGCAGGTGGAAAAAGCAAATGAGTTTTAATTTCTGGCTAGGCAGTGCTGCTTCGTTTTTCGAACTGCTTCGTGATATCGAAGTAGCTATTGAGAAATACGGCTCGCTCAATGCGATGAAGCATCAAATTGAGTTGCGTGCAAGCGAAGATGATGAGGCAGATTTTAATCCTGTCTCATATGATCTTATTGGAAATGTTGCTGTGATCGGTATCGAAGGTAGCACGATCGCTCGCAGTAGCTTTTTCAGTCAGATTTTCGGCATTCCTTCATACGAGGATATCAAGGCTCGTTTTATTCAAGCGCATGATGATCCCGAAGCAAAAGCTGTCGTTATGACGATTGATACGAACGGCGGTACTTCCGAAGGTGTGTTTTCTCTGAGCCGTTTCATTTACGAATTCAACGCGAAAATCATGCCTGTTATTTCGTATGATATTTCCAAGCAGCTTAGCGCTGGACTTGTCTACGGGAGTGCAGGCGGACAGATGATTGCGGATCAGGATGCGTCGATTGGTTCCATTGGCGCAATCTATGTGCATAGGGAAATCACCGAAGCACTGAAAATGGAAGGAATCAAGGCGACGGTGTTTCGCTCTGCGCCGTATAAGGCGCTTGGAACTCCGTATGAAAAACTCAATGACACAGCGAAGCAAGAAATTGAAGCGGAATTGATGCTAGGTCACAACAAATTCGTGGATACATTGGCGCACAATACTGGCGTCAAGGTTGAAACGGTCCATACTTGGGCGACCGGCAAAGTTTTTGCTGCTGATAAAGCGCTCAATATGGGCCTTCTCGATTCGATCCAGCCGGTCGAGAATGTGATTGCAAAGCTAAACAAGAAGCTGGAAAATGCACCGCGTACTGCGGCGCTACGGTAAAACCGTACTAACCAAGAGGTAATTGAGAAATGCCACAAGCGATCAAGATCGGCAAGAAGAAAAGCCGGATCACTCCGGAACTTGCTGCTCAGATGGCGGCGGGCGCGGTTGTTGCTGGCGCGCCGTCCGTCGAGGAATTGGAAGCTGCTGCGACCCCGCCTGCAAATCCGGAAAAGAAACCGGCAGCGCAGGGCACGGCAGATTTGAATGCTGGCGAAGGAGCCGGTGCTGGTGAAGGTGAAGGCGGCGAAGGCGGCGGCGAAGGTGGTGAAGGCGGCGAAGGTGGCGGCGATGATAATGTCGAAACTACGAACGCTGAACTGTCTGCGGAAATCACAACTCTGAAAGGAAATGTGACTTCGCTTAATACGCAGCTTACGACGCAGAAAGGAATTAACGAGCATCTTCAAACGCAGCTCAATGCTGCGAATGAAACGCTCGGCAGTACGAAAGCAAAGCTGTCGCAGATCGAGGAAGCCAACACGAAAGCGAAGGCTGATAACGAAACTCTGCGCAAGGCTGTGCTTAATGCAACAAAGAATCTTGCGGTCGCATTTTCCACGCAGCCGCCGAGTCTTGAAGGTCTCTCCGATGCCGATTTGTGCGCTCAGTACACGTCGATGCGCGAGCGATTTGATAAGGCTTACGTCACTGGCGGGAAATCTACCGCTTCTGACGAAGTAACAAATCCGCCGAATAATCTTCTTGCTTCGACGGATGTTCATCCGGCAGCGAGCGCTGCTACCAAGGTAACGTCTCTTCCCTCTCGGAAAAGGTAATCAGAAACATGGCTGTCACTCTTCGTTTTGATGAAAATGTGCCGCTTCCTCCGGGCGCAATTATCACGTCGGCGCTCGGTGTGGATGCAGACCACAAGCTTGCGCAGGCTGATATTGGTAAGGCTGTGAAAATCGCGGCGAATGAGAACTATGTTCTCTGCGCGAATAACGATGCGATTCAGGGCATCGTTACCAGCATCGAGCCGGGCACGGTGAATAACGGTTTTGCGCATGGCGGCGTTCAGCGCTGGCTCCCCGGTATGCGTATTACCGCAATCAATAACGCTGCAACGGCTCTTGTTGTTGGCGATTACGTAAAGGCTACCGCGCAGGCGGCAGTCGGAGTTGCAAATGCGTCGAATCTTCCGCTTGTGCAGAAGGGCGACGGCAGTGAAGCGTTTGCTTGGCGTGTTGTTTCTCTCAAGGGCAACGCAGGCGCGCAGAACAAAGAAGTTGTCATCGAAGCTTGCAGCACGCTTGGTCCGGCTGCTTAATTTAAATCGAGGTAATTAATTCCAATGCCACAGGCAAATCAGGTTAGCTTCATTGACCGCGAAGGCGAGCGTCAGGAAATCGAGGTTAAGCTGGAAGATTACAAGTCCGCTGAGGAACTTGGTCTTACGCTTCCGCAGTACATGAATCGGAAATATCCAACAAGGGACCCAAATCGTGACGGTACGACGTTTGCGCAGATGATGGCGAGCTGCGGCCTTCTCATGGCCGAAGATCGCAATTTCGGTCTGCGCCCGCCGACGATCAAGGACATTATGGATGGCAAGGCCGGTATCAATATGGCCGCTGTCATCGAACGTCCGGATGGTTCTGCATCGCAGACTCCTGCGGGTCGAATCTTTTTCCCGGCCGTTCTTCTTGATCTTCTGGAAGCGTCGCTTCGGGACGATCGCACTACGTACAATTCGACGTTTATGCAGATGGTCGCGTTTACGCGCACTATCACGTCGAATATCTACACGCAGGTCATCATTGATCGGTCGAAGCCGCGCGGATATCGCTCGATGCCGATCGCGCAGATGGCGGAGCCGGTTCGTATGCTGTCCATCAGCACTTCGCAGGTGCAGCGTGCAATTCCGGTGTGGTCGATCGGTATCGAGATTTCGAAGGAAGCGCAGGCTGCTTCTACTCTTGATCTTGTCGGTATCGCAATTCGCGAACAGGCGCTTGAGGAACACTCGCATCGTCTGGACGAGGATTTCGCTGGTATCGTCAACGGCAGTGTGGATTCCGGCGAAGCTGGAATTATCACTTCCGCTGTACAGGCACAGGATTTCGATAGCTCGATTTCTGCTGACGGCGTGCTGACGCAGAAAGCGTGGGTGAAGTGGCTGCTTACTGGCCGTCGCAAGCGCACGCTCGATTGGGCCGTGTGCGACGTGGACACGTATTTCGCGATCCAGAATCGTACGGGTCGTCCGACTGTCAACGAAACGTCCGCTCCCGCTGGCGCCGATGAACGTCTGAATACGGTCCCGCGTTTTGCTCTGCCCGGTATCCCCGGTTTTATCAATATCTTCGTTACCGAGGACCCGACGTTCGGTACCAACACGATTGTTGGTCTGGATTCTTCGAAGGCTCTGCGTCGCATCGTTTACGTCGGTGCGGACTATCAGGCTATCGAGGAATATGTCATGCGCAAGAGCACGGCAATGCGTATGGATTATTCGGAGCGCATCGAAAGCGCCGGATATCCGGAAGCGTTCTCGGTTCTGACGCTGACGACGTAATCCCTGTAACAGAGCGAGCCGGATTTCCCGGCTCGCTCAATTTCTGCTTGAAGGAGAAATTTAATGGCTGGTGCAGTTGTTCGAACGGGAGCGGTCAAGACAACCGCTCAGACTGCGGCGGATCACGCGAAAGCGAATGCTGCTGCTGCGAAGAAGGATGAAGGCGCGACTCATACCGAGCGCGAAAAGAATCCGGGTGTTGTTCGTGCAAAGAATTTCGATCTGCGCGATCCGTCTACGGGAATTTATATTCCCGCTGGAAAGCTGACCGAGGTTCCGTATTTCTCCGGCTGGATGATTTCGCAGATTGAAGGCGGAATTATTGAGCTGGTGGAAGGCGATCCGGAAAAGGATCGTGCTGCGCGTCAGGCCGCTCATGCTTCGAAGGTGAAGAAGGCTGAAAAGGACGTGGCGGATGCGCAGGCTGCAAAGGCTGCGAAGAAGGCTGCTTCGAATTCGACGCCTCCGCAAATTCCGGAAAAGAACGAAGGCGAGGCCGACGAGGACTACGCCAAGCGCGTTGAAGAATTCAAGGCTGCCAACAATCTGCCGTAACTGAGGAAATATCCGTGACTCAAATTCTTTACACCAGTACCGATCAAATTCGTGCTGCGCTTGGAGTCACGGAGCGTGAGGTCACGGACGTTCAGATTAACAATCTGAACGTCCGTGACCAACTTATTTTTTCGCTCAAGCCTGTGTATCCGGATCACGCTACGCTTTGGGCGAAATCAAATCCTACGGACGATGAAAAGCTGATTAAATCAGCGTTGATTCTTTTCTGTCAGTATGAGTCCGCAGTGATTATGGCTGCGCAGCTTCAAATGATTACTGCGCAGAAGATCACGGACGGCGATGCAGAAATGCAGCGCTTTCAAAAAGACAATCTGGACGAAACAATCCAACGAATTATCAGCATGCGCGATCGTTACGCGAATGCTCTTAAATCTTCTGTTCCCGGCTTTCAAACGCCTGCGGCTATTGTGCATTTCGGCACTGTGCAGCCTGCTTACGATCCTGTCACGAATACTGGTACGAATCCAAGCCCCGGTAGCGTTTAATGGATATCTTTCAAACCGCGCGATATTTCGATACTCAAGCGTTTGACGTCTATGATTTCGCTACCGGACTTTGGCTAGAGCGCGCTTTGCGCGGCCAGCTAAAGAAAACGGATACGTTTACCGAAATCTGGAACCGCCCGACGCGCAAGCGCTTGTTGACTTGCGCTCCCGGTGAAGAACCGAAAAGTCCGGTTATTCGTGTTCCGGATACTGGTGAAATTTTCATGGTCGGTGCGTCTCATAAAGACGCATGGGACGGTTACTACCGTTTCATCGCTGGTTTACATCTTGTGCAGGGACCGGCCGTTGTTCATCGTCGCGCACCAATCGGTCCTTCTAATGATCCCGGTTGGGCGGTAGATACCGTAATTGCAACTACGTTCGGAGATTCCGAGCTTCGTTCTGCTTCGGAGAATCAGGACGATTCAATCGAACATTACGGTAGCTTTTTTCTTTTTCTTCCGATTAACACGGCTTTGAACCGTGACGATACTGTCGTCATTGGGAGCCGTAGTTATTTCGTTCTGGAATATTACGTTGACTCTGGATTGATTTCGGCTCGTGCAACAACCGAGCCTGATGATCGGATCAATGCAATTTACGTTTCACTCGGTGCTGAAACATACGATACGGACACGCAGCAAAATACGATTGCACAAACGTCATACAACGTTACCGGCCGAGTGAAACCCCTTCAATCAAAACGTTCAAAGGATGAGAACGTTCTGGAAACCGAGCTCAGCTTCATGATCCGTAAATCGTGGATCGGTGTCGAACCGAAAGTCGATGACCTTATCACGATAGCCGGAAAGACGAGCCGAATTTCCAACGTCGCGCAGAATGCTTTGCTCGATGAGTGGTATCTGACACTAGCGAATTAAATGAGCGTCTATTCCGACAACAAGAAATATCTCGCAGGAATCGTCAAGGATTTGAAATTGATTCCGCGTGCCGCTGCGATTGAAATCGCATCGCGGGTTTTTCTTGCGTGTGTGGACGCTACGCCGTCTGATTCCGGTCAGGCGATGGCGAACTGGCGGATCGCTCCCAAAGTGGGCGGATCATTCAGTCCGGAAGGATTTGAACTCATGTGGGGATATGGACAGCACAAACCCACTGAGCCAGTCGGATTCAAATGGTCAAAGGGTGCTTCGACTGAATCAGTGAAAATGTATCAGTACGAAGTTGCTATTCAATCAATGGTTGCGTTTGCCACGATTAAATTCGATGGGATCGTGGTTTACAATCCGCTGTCAGCGTCTATTCCGGGATTTGATCCGGGGAGCGCTGAGTATTACGAAGCAAATTCCATCGGAAAGGTCAGCGTGTCCGACATTATCGAGCGTGCGAAAGCAGGCGGATACGCGGCCGTTAGATCGCAATTCGACTTGCTGAAATAATGACAACTCGCATGCAAGCAGCAAAGGCAATTGATGAAGCGGCAGATGCTATGGCATCTGTCGATCCTGCTTTTCCTTTGCTTCATGGAAATGTTCTCGATCTAGCTCTGTCCGAAGGGCAGACTTCTTACGTGCGGCAGCGAACCTACTTCCCGGAAGATAATCAGCTTTTTCTAGGGAATCAGGATAGCTCGCGGCATCGCGGTACTGTAGTATTCACGATCTATGTACGGCGCGGAAAAGGTGATGGCGACCGTAACTTGATCGCGGACAGGATCACGAAAGCTTTCAGGAGCAAACAGTTCGGCGGCGTGACGTTTTATGACGCACGCGAAATGCCAAATTCCGACACCGATAACTGGTGTCTCACCGGGGTTCAAATCCCTTTTTATTTCGATGAGGTTTGAAAGTAAATGAGTCTTGCATCGGCCAACCGCACTGCGCTCTATCGCGTGCGTGAAAGTGTTTGGGGCACTACTCCGGCTAGTCCCGCGCTGATTGAAACGCGTTATACCGGAGAGTCCCTTGACGAAAATCTGTCTTTCGAGAAATCGAAAGAAATTCGCTCGGATCGAATGCTCGATGACACCGTGCTTGTCGATTCGTCTCCGAGTGGTGCATTCAATTTCGAGCTGTCGTACGGCACGTTCGAAGATTTGATTGAATCGGCTCTTATGGGAACATGGTCGAGTGCGCTGGCAATTGTCGGTGTGGCTGGCGATATTTCCACGGTTGCGGCTGCGTCGGACAATCTTACGTCTACTACGGCTGGCAAATTCGCTAGCGTTGTTGTCGGTCAGTGGTTGAAGCTGTCGGGTTTCACGAATCCGCTTCTGAACGATGTGTTCCTCGTTACGGAAGTTACGGACGATCAGACGTTGACGGTTGTTCCGCAGCCTGCTGTTGCTGAAACTCCGGCTCTTGCTGCTGCGCATATCGACGGCAAGATGCTTCGCAACGGAATTACCGAGCGCAGCTATACGCTCGTCAAGCAATTCAATGATACAACGGTGATGACGCGGCATATCTTTACAGGTATGCGTGTGAAGGGCGTTTCGTTGCAGATGCAGACGAAAGCGATCTTGACCGGCGCGTTCAATTTCATCGGCAAGGGCGGCTCGCTCGCGGAAGGTACTACGTTCGCTGGTGAGTCGATTGTGGACGCTTCGACTACGGAAATTCTGAATTGCGTTGCGAGCATTCGCAGCGTTACGCAGAACAACGCTGCGTTCGGAACCAAGGGTTCGATTTCTTCGCTGAGCGTGGAGCTGGATAATCAGCACCGCGAACAGAAGGGCCTTTCGGTTCTCGGTAACGTGGGTGTCGTCGCCGGTCAGCTCATGGTGAATTACACCGCGAGTCAATATTTCGAGTCGAAGGCTCAGGCAGACATGTTCAAGCAGACGCAGGTTTTCGCGTTCTCGATGCTGCTTGCTGACTCGCTCGGAAATATGATGATCTGGACTTCGCCGCGTTGCAAATACGAGAAGTTCACTTTCAACGCATCACAGCTCGATTCGGATGTTATGGCGGATACGCAGTTCACTGCGCTCCGCGATCCGGATACGGATTGCATGGTGCAAATCGACACCTTCCCGGTGGCATAGCCGTAATACCGAACTCCGCACTGGCAGCCGGCCTACGGCCGGTTTGATAGATCGCTCCCTATCGCCAGTGCGGAGCTACTTCCAAGGAGCGCTCAGGAAATAAATCAGGAGCGAATAAGTGGACCTTTTCAAAGACAACGTAATTGACGAGAAGAAAGAAGTCGAAGGTGTTTGGTTTCCAATTGCACGCGGCGTCATGGTTAAAGTGGCACGTGCGCAGAATCCGAATTTCCGTCGCGTTCTTCGTCGTAAGTACAAGGCGGTTCGTGCGTCGCTAGAACAGGATGACGATACTGCGCATGATCTTTCGGATGAACTGATGCAGGAAGTTTATGCACAGACCGTTTTGAAGGACATGAAGCTGGAAGAAGTAAACGGAAAACTTCCCGAAGTGAAGATCGACGGCGTGCCCTATCAGAACGGAACGTTCGATCAGACGATGGCTGCGAAGCTGTTGAAGAACGAATTGTTCCGTAACAAGATCAAGGGTTATGCGGAAGATCAGAACGCCTTCCTGATGTTTACGGAGGACAACTTGGGAAAAGACTCCGTGCCGCAATTAAGTGGCACCTAGTTTGGGGTAAAGAGGAAAAGGCATTAAAAGGAATGTATGAAGCGAGTGGAAAACTTCCACAAGCGCTGAGAGACAAACCTTCGCTGCCTTGGTATTTGCATGACTACTTGAGAGCGTTCTTGGACTTGAATCGGCGTCGCGAGTATTTCATGGCGCAACAGCCGCTTCAACTTTCGGAAATTGCCTGCTACTGCCGTGAGTTCGATTTTGATGAAGACAAGGAGTTCTTTTTCAAGATGATGTTCGAGTGTGATGCTGAGTACATGGAGCATCACGCCGAAAAGGCGAAGCAGGAAAGAGAATTGGAAAAGGCAAAGAAACCCGGAAAAGGCTTTGGACGACCTTCTCGTAGATAAATCTGGAAGCCCCAACACGTGTTGGGGCTTTCTTTATTTCTAGTCAGGTGACGAATGTCTGTCGAAATTGAAATTAGTACCGAGACTGCGGAAGGCCGAGTTGACAAACTTGGCGAATCTATTCTCGGATTGGCTGACAAAGCCAAAACTGCCGGTGACGGTGTTCGGAAGAATCTGGATTTTTCCAGTGATGCTCTGAATCAAATCCGGGAGTTAGGTAAATCACTTGACGGCCTGAATTCTTTGCTTAAAGGATTCGGTGGCAATCTGCGCGAACTAGGAAACACGACTCGCAATATCGCACAACAGCAAGGATCGCTTCGTGAGAATGTAGCGAAGTCGTCTGCTGCGATTATCGCGCAGTCGCGCGCAATCAAAGACAACACGGCTTCGAATACTGCAAATACAAAATCAATGGTCGAAGGAAGGAAGGCCGCTGCCGAGCTAGCGAATGCTCGCGGCCAGCTTTCCAAGATCATGCGAGATATTCAAACGTCTGCACAGCGCGAAGCTGAAATGCAAAAGACGTTGAACATTCTCATGAAGGACGGAAAGCTTTCGGCGAACGACATGGCGCGTGCAATGGCCGTGTACTCGAAATCTTTTGCGTCTGCCGGAACCGATTCCGAAAAAATGCTGGCGTCTCTACGTCAGCAAAATGCCGAATTCAATAAAACACCGGGTCAGCTTGCAAAGATGACTGCCGGTTACAATCTTTTGTCTGAGGCTCAGAAAAAGTCTCTGACTTATAACCTGCAAATTGCGCAGGATATCGAAACCATTTCTGGATTAATGACGCGAGCGCTTTCTCCGCTTGAGCGTTATTACCAGCAAACGGATGCTCTAAATAATCTACGCGGACGCATTAACCCGCAAACGAAGCAGCTCTACATCACGGAGCAGCAATACAAGGTAGCGCTGGATAACGCGCGGGATGCGTTGGTCAAGGCCACGGATGCGGAGGCGAAGCGCTCCCAAGTGCGTGCGCGCTCGGCGACGGCCGACGAAGAGGCGGCGGCAGCGCTACGGCAGTACATCCAGCAAGTACAGGCTAGTCTTTCTGTAAATAAAGCTAGCGAGGCGGAACTACTCAAGTTGCGCGCTGGTTGGGATCAGCTCAGCGCCAGCAAGCAGAAGGCCGCTCTGGAAGCCGTGCAGCTAGCGGCCGATCTGAAACTGGTCGGGTCCAGCGTGACGGCGCAACTTGCGCCGATTGACCAATTGAAAGCGAAATTAACATCGCTTTCAAATCTAAAAACTGGCGGAGTAATCAATCAGACGCAATTCGCGTCCGGGGTAGCTGCCGCTCGCGCTGAATATGATGCGTTGAGCAAATCCGCAGTGCGTGCCGCTGTTGGTCTGAAATCTGTCACTGGCAATTTCAATGTCGCTACGCAAGGTGCGGCGGCTCTGCGTGCAAGTATGCAGGGCACTGGTATCGCGTTCGGCGGCTTTGCTGCGTCTACCGTGGCTGTTGCTGCGGGAGCGTATGCGATTACCAAATCGCTAAAAGAAACAATCACTGTCGGAGCGCAATTCGAAAAAGCCCTGCGTTCTGCAACATCAGTGTTTGCAGAAATTCCGCAGAATCGAGCGGGCCTGCAACCTTACATTGACCAATTCATCAAGCTGTCGCAGGCGAGCAAATTTAGCGCTGCGGAAGTTGCAGAAGCTTTCAAAGCACTCGGCCAAGCGGGTCAGGATGCACAGCAAGCGCTAATCACGCTCCCGGCAGTTCTGAATCTTGCAACGGTCGGTGAAATTAGTACCGAAGCCGCTGCAAATAAACTTGTCAATACTCTGGCTGCGTTTGGTCTGAGTGCGAATGATGCTACGGCCGTAGCGGATAAGATCACGGCTGCGTCTCTTGCATCTACCACAACTATTTCTGAGCTGACGCAAGCGCTCGGACAAGTCGGTGCTACTGCACATGCGGCCGGTATCGGTCTGGATGAAACACTAGCGTCGATCGCTCTGCTTCGTCAGGTCGGTATTTCAGCATCGAAATCGGGAACCGATCTTCGAAATATTATTCAGAGTCTTGCTACGCAAACGCCTAAAGCACAAAAGGCGATGCAGGCTCTTGGCATTGATATGTCGAAGGTTTGGAGCGGACCCGGAGGAACGCTCGATCTTATTTCTGCATTCACTGAATTGCAGGATAAGATGAAGAATCTCAATACGAAAGATAAACTGAAATTCGCTACGGATATTTTTGATCGTCGCAGCTCGGGCGCATTGCTTGATTTTATCAAGATGCTCGATGCAAGCGACAATAGCCTTGCCGAGTATCTTAAGAAAATTAAGGACTCTCAAGGAGCGACGGCACGAATTGCGTCAATCATCAATAACAATGCCGTTACTGCGTTCTCTCAATTGCAGCATGCTATTGAAGGTGTTGCAATTCAAGCTTTCACTCAATACTCGGGTCAGCTTACTCAGAAAATTCAAGAGCTGACTTCGTACATTATTCAGAATGGCCCGCGCATGGCGACTCAACTTGCGTCGGTCATGACCACGCTGATTAATATCGGCGGAACGCTTGTCAAATATCTTCCGACAATTCTTGAATGGACGGCCGCTTTCCTTGGATGGAAAGTTGCGGTTACGGTGCTCAAGGATATTGCGCTTGGCATCGGACTGCTGGAAGCGCAAATCAAAGGCGTTCTAGTCTTAATTGATTTGATGCGCGGAAAAATGGCTGCCGGTGCTGTAGCGAATGCAGCGGCAGGCGCAGGCGCAACTTCTGCGGCTACCGGAGTTAGCGCACTTGCTGCTGGATTGAGTCGAATTGTTCCGATTGTTGGAATTGTTGCGCTTGGAATTTACGGCGTCTATTCCAACCTAAAGGACATGGCCGCTCAATCGCAGTTGGCCGCGAAACAAGTAAAGGACGATTTCGAAGTCATCGAGCAAGCTGCTAAAGCAGTGCCCGGTGCTACGTCAGAAATGGCAAAGAGCATCGTATCTTCTATGGAAGGTCCGATGGCGCGTATTCGCGAGCAAATTCAGGCAACTCAAAAAGAGTTGCTTGAATTGCAGGCGCATCCTATCACGACGCAAAAGATCAAAGGCGAAACCTACGTAACCGATCATAGCTCGGAAATAGAAGCATACAAAAATAAACTTTCCGATCTAGAGGCTGAGCTGAATAAAGCTGAGGCAACATTCTCTGCTTTGCAGGGAAAAGCCGATCCATACTTCGCTGACTTGATTGCGCAGCTCAATACGCTGCAAATCAGTATCGGTGATGTAGGCGTTACATGGGACGATCTTGTTGGAAAAATTCAGAGCGGAGATTTTGCAGGAGCACTTGCAGGCGGCATTGCACTTCTGAATAAAACCGTCACGGACTACAACCGTAAGACGGCAGAAATGGGTTCTCAAATCGCCGAAGGATTCGCTCCCAAAGACTATGACAAATGGCTACACGATCAGGAGAGTAAACACGATCAGGAAGTTGCTCAGGCAGCGGCCGATGCGAAAGCGCGCCTACGGGAGCTGGCTAGCGAACTGAAAAATATCATCACTGCTTATGGCAGTGAAACAGGCGCGATTGCTGATTTGAATCGCGGCTTGAGTCAGAACAATGCAATTCGCGACGAGCTGGTTAAAGGCGGCGCGAAAATGCAAGAGAAATTGCACGCCATCGGTGCGACTGCGGAGGAAGCCGAAGCTGCGCTGGATTGGAGTGACAAGGATAAGGCGATGGAAGCGGTCAGTGCCGCTCTTGGTCGTCTTGATCCTCGCTATTCAGATTTGAAAAAGACTATCGACGGCACGAACAAGGCAACGCTCGATTCGAACGATGCTTTCGAAATTGCTGCGCGGATGGTTGACGAATCTACTCTGTCGGACGAGCAAAAGATCGAAGTTCTTTCTCGTCTTGGTGAAGCACTGGAAGCTGTTGGTAACGGCGCTGTTGCTGCTGCATCCAAGGTTGCGCAAATTGTTCAAAGCGCCTCTGCAACTTGGTCGTCTTTCGGAGAGGCAGATACCGTCGAAGCGAAAATCGCTGCGATGGGAAATCAGTGGGATAAGCTTGATCCCAAGGTAAAAGACAATAATCGTCTGATGCTAGAAGCATCAGCCGTAATGAAGGACCTTGGTTCGGATTTCGGCGCAACAGTCGATCCGATGGAACATTATAATGCAGTGCTCAAATATCTAAACGATCTTGAGCAAAGCAGCACGAATACAACTCTGAATTATGCCAAGTCTAGGCAGAAGCTTTGGGAAAATACGCCGATCGGTCAGATTGAAAAACAGAATAAGCTGCTTGAGGAGCAGATTGGTTACGCCGCGCAGGGCGGAAAGAATTGGGACGCCTATAACATCGCTGTGCAAGCGGTAAATGGTGATCTCTCACAGCTTACTCCGCAGCTTATTGCCGCTTCCGAAGCGCAGGCAAAACTCAATGAAGAGTTGGCGCAAATTCATGAAGTGCAGGATGCGTTCAAAGGATTTGCAAGTGACCTGTCGAAAGTCTTTGCCGATTTCGTTACCGGCGGTATTAAGAATTTCAAAGACTTCAAGAACTCGATTAAAGACACCTTCAAGTCATTACTGAATGACTTGCTGCAAATGGCAATTCGAAATGCTCTGTTCAGTTTCCTTGGTTTTGGCGGAGGAAATAGCGGAGGTTTCGGAAATGCGATCATGGCCGGCTTTGCTTCCATGTTTGGAGGCGGCGGAAATTCTATGGGAGGAGGCGGTTCCGGAGGCTCCATTAATGTCGGAGGCCAGTCAT